GCGATTGGCAATTTTGATGCTATTATCTTTAATAGCATCAAGATATTTTCGAAGTTCGTCAGCAGATAATGTTCGAAGTGTTCCAGACCTTTCGATTGGTTTGAAACGATGTTGTGTTAAATAATCCGCACGTTGTTGATACAATTTCCCATCATTTTTATCAAATGATGGATTCTTGAAATCATATTGATATCCGTATGGATTCACATGCATTCGTCCACCAATGCCAATCAAATTATTAAGTGTTCGAAGTGTTGATGCATCGATACGATATTCTTTACCATTTAAACTTTTCGACGTCAAATCATTAATTTGTTTCTCCAGTCGTTTTTTACTAATCTTAGCAAGAATTGTTTTAATACATCTCGTCACCCAATTGACGAATTGATTCCACTTTGAAACAGAATCTACCGATGTTGGGACAGGTGTAACTAATTCGGATTCCATAACAATTTGCTTACTATAGTATTCACCCATTTTTAGTAAAACATTTATTTCGGATTTAAACACTGTATCATCAATCATCGTCGTCACCTCACTTCTTCACTTGATTAATTTTCATAATGATAAATGTTGCTAATAAGCAAATGTATGCCTTTGCCAATAAATCGGTACATTTATATTTTTTCACAAATGGATCAATCACAGGTTTCCCCGCAATTGCACGATCAATCGCAGTTGGCATTTTGGTGATTCTAGAAATATATGCTGATGTATTGATCTCATCAACGGTATGATTTTCTTTTACAATAAACACATAAAAGATTAAATCAATAATGTTCGCAATATCTTTTGTTTCAACACGTTGTGCCAATTCATATAAATCATCCACACGAACATTCTTTTGCTCTGCGGTAGCTTTATACAAGTTGCTTTTTGTCTTATAATCACGATCACCTGTTGTAATTAAACGAACAAGATTGTTTCGTAATGTTGTAGTATTTGATGTTGCAACATGATCTTCATCACCAATTAAATCATCACCAACACGATTCTTATCAGCAATATCTTGATAATAGCGACGGGCTAATGTACGCATATTCTGTTGGAATGATGAACGAACACGATTCAAGAAATCAATCAGTGTTTTCGTACTCATATTCAATGATAATTTTGATCTCCAAAATGCGAATGATGTTTCGGTTGTTTGACCGATCCAATTCATAACATTCTCACTCTTAACCAATCCCCATGAATTGTCCAAATGCATGTAAGTATACGTCATCGTCGCAACATCCGGTTCTGCATCTGGAAATTGGTGATTGAACACCAAACCGTATGTGGTTAAACCAAGTTGTTGTTTTGCTGATTCACGTAATTGTGCATGCTGTACTGCATCGGAATAAAATAATGCAATCGCATGAATGATGTTTGTTGGCGTGGATGTTAATGTTTTGAAATCCGTTTTATCATTAACCTCTTTTGCCAATTCTTTAAAATCAGCTTTCAATTGTTGACTGGTGAAACCAAACAAATCCAATATTCGATCAACATACATTCTTGGATAAGATACACGTTTTGTTGGGAATTCTTTTGCCAACATTTCCGCATTAGAATCAAGAAACTCGGTTCCATATTTAATATATTCTTTCCGACCAGCAGGTGTTTCTAACACCTGCACAATCGGATCAATAATCTTTTTCCGTAATGGAGAATCTGGATCTGCCACTGCTTCTTGAAACCATGACATGATGTCATATTCGGTGAGTTCTTGTTCCATAATGTACATATGGATCACCTCTCACCAATGTCTGTTTCTTTTCTTCTTTTTCTTATTCGGACGATCTGCTACATCATCATCATTAGATTCTTCAGCGTTTGTTTCCACTTCGTCTTCATATTCAAATTCCATATCTGGATTATTACCAATGATCTGAGCATGTCTCTCTTCAACTGGCTTTTCAACTGTAAAAGAATCATCAATAATTTCAATTACTGGTGCAACATATTCTTCTTTTACAACTTCTTCCTTCTTTTCTTCAACTGGTTTTTCGACAACTACTTTGACTGCTGGAGCTACTTTTGTCGTCTTCTCTTCGTATTCCTTCTTGAATTTTTCAATTGGATCTGTGTCAAATACTGTCGCAATATTTGTCTTTGTGATCAACTTACCAGTTTCAGCAACACTGACTGTGAACTGACGATAATTCAGAATTCTTCTGACTTGTTGTTGTGTTAAATCAATTCCTCTTTGTGGTGCGAGAACACCGACACCCGGAATTACACCTCTACCATTTACATTAACTTTCATATCATTCATTCCTTTCTTCTATATTATTCACGACCCATCGCTGCACGAATCTTATCAATGGAATAATATGCTTCAGACACAAGATCTGTCTTTAAACCCATACACATTAAATATGTATCCGCTAATAATAATGATGGCTTGTCAAATGTGCTGGTTTTGATATCTTCTAATTTGACATTCCCTCGCTCAGCGATTGATTGTAACATCGCGTCATATTCTTGTACGTTATCAGCACGAGACCCAAGGAATTCGGACATAACTTGGTCGGCTCCCATGCCGGCCAATACCTCATTTTCAATTGCTGTACTGACACCACCTTTGGATTTACCTTTGAGACGTCCAGTAATTTCATCACGGTTGGAATCGGACATTGTTAATCCAGTCTTCTTCGTAACAAATTGCTGTACACGCTTAATATTCAAATACCCAACCAATACTTTTTGTTTTGTACGAATCGGATTTTTTGGATTTGCTGAGATATGTGGCATGTAAACATACTCAAACAATGGAACTTGTAATGCTTCAGCAGCTTTCGTTACATTTTCAAATTTTAATACACGGGAACCATTACTGCCGAATTCTTCAATATCCAAACGGAAATTGGATTTCTCATCTTTCAAGAAATCCGTAATCCATTTTGAAAATTGTTGATCTGACATGCCATTGAACATGGATGCATATTTCTTTGCATTGATCTGTGTGGGATCCATTAATGACATAACTTCAATTACTTTGTCTTGAATCTTTTTTCGTTTTGGTGTCATTTCAACATCCCCTTAGTGATGGGGCGACCTTGTACTCCACCCTTATTGATGAAACGTGATGTTGCATCTGCTAATTTCTTTGCATTTAATGACACAACTTTATTTGTTCCATCTTTTGCTGAATATACAATATCAACACGAATGGCATTTTCACCCATCTTAACTGTATTGGCATAAACTGCTTTGGATGCTGGATTAATATCATTATTAAAGATTTCATTAATCGCGGTGTATAAATCATTCAATTCCAATTCATTATAAACTTTTTGTTTACCCATGGAAGAAATTCTGCGAACAGTAGCACCTGCTGTGAGTGTCTTCTCAACATCAATTGCAATTGCCATCTCATTCAAATATGCTTGTGCAAGAAGTGTCATGGCGTGTGTCCAAGAATCAGAAACAGCTTTGCTATCTTGAAGATTCTTCCCTTTCTCATAATCTTTAATAACCTTAATAGAAGCTAATGACTTTTGTAAATCTTGATAAACCGTCGTGGAACAATGATCAATGAACTTAATGGCTGTTTCAATACTACCTTTTCCCTCGTGACTCACATTAACAGGTCCTGCTGGAACAGAAAACTTGTTGACTTTACTAACAGCTTCTTTTAATATTCGACAAATATGCTCTAATTTTGGCATATCACGATTCACCAAAATCTTATGAATATCTTTTACTTGACCACTTGCAATTATTTTTGCAAATGATAATTCATGTAATTCACGACAAGGTTTCATTACCTCGGGACCAAACCAATTGTCTGGATAAAAATATGTGTACATCGTTTTTGGATCAGCAAATTGGTCATTAACTTTTACATTATCTTTGAGCTTTGTCAATCGTTCTTTACATCTGTCCAATTTCTTTTTACGTAACCATGCAAGAAATTTTGTAATGGTTCTTGAAATAAAATCTAATGCCTTTTGAAATAAACCAACTTCACTTGCGGCTTCATTGTAGAAAGATTCTACATAAGCTTGTTCTTTTAATAAGTTATCACCTAATGCAAGTAATACTTCTACTTGAGAACGATCAACCATTGATTCTACATTAATCATGCTGGTTCGTCACCGCCCTCTCCATTGTTATGGACACGACCAATCGTATGTCTGATTCGATCACAAATGACTGCTTGAATCTGTGCAAGCATCAACGCACATCGCGTTGTATCTGATACAAATTTTACATACTGATCTTTGACAGCTTCATTGTTCTTTTTCAAATTTAAATCATTTGCACTTAATCGATCTGCAACTTCTTTTACATACGGAATGGATCTACGCATTGCTCTAACCATATCAGTTAGATGTTCATTATCTTCTGCAACAGATCTCATGAAGTTAAACACATCTTGTTTTCTTTTGTCTTTGACGTGATGGGTGTTATCATTAATCGCTGTAATATGTCGAATATCCGACAGGGATTCATGTAATTCAGAGCGAAGTTTGTCAACACCACGAACCGCAGATGTGAAAGCTCTGCGATCTCTAAAGACATTATTTAATCCAGGATCTCTAGATCCACCCGCTTCGTTAACCATGTACCTTTGAATCTGTTCATTCAGATATGTTCTAGCATTGATTACGTTATCACGATACCAATCGTTATCAACAAACAATCCTTCGAAAATATCATTATCAGAATAACGATCAGATTCATAGATTTTTTTCAAAGTTCGGTCAATATGTCTTTTAGCTAACCATGATGCAATTTGTGTAACCATTCTACCAAACCAGTTTGCAATCTTATTTAATGTAGGAACTCTACCATCATCTCTAACACCATTTGTTACTGCACCTTCTTGAACAACTCCTGAAGAATACATGTAATATTCCTTAAGCAATTGGTCGCCCACAGCATCATATGTTTGGATTTTTGCTTCTAAATTGGTCAATTCCAATTCGTCAATCTTTGATAGGATATCAGCTTCATACATTTTTATCACCATCTTCCTCGTTTATTTCGTTACTTGTAATTGATCAGCTGTATATCGTTGAATATACAGCTGATTCAGTTTATCATGTGAAATACCAATAATTGCAATTGGTGGTTTATCTTGTCCATGTATTAAGAAATCCGTGGCACGAATCTCCACGCACAATTCATGTCGTGAAGGTTCAAGCTTATTGAAAAAGACATTAATTTCAATTCCAGTCATTTGAATACGATTACATTGATCATAGATTTGATTCACTATTTTATTCAAAAGCTTTTCATCATCAGAATATTCAAACAGATATTGCTCAATATAAATCCCCAAATCTGGAATGGATGGATATTGTCCAGGTTTCATCAATAATAATGTAATGATGATATTGACACACATTTCATATGTTGAAATCACTCTTGGTTTACCAAATTCATCATTATCCATTAACACATCATATCCCAATATTTGATACAACGGATGGTACCTCTTGTTTACCTCAGCTAACGTGATTCCTTTTACATCAAGCATCATGACCACCTCCTACAATAACAATACAAACTATCATTCTTCATCCTCAGTAGCAGTAGTAGGAGCTTTTGAGTTCTTACCCTTTACCATGGAACTGGAAGTTTCCTTTAAGCAATCAAGATAAGTTTCCATTGTACTCATGACATACTTACCAAGATCTTCGATTGATTCGATTGCTTCTACAAATGCATTGCATGCGTGTTGTAATGCTACATTAATCTCGGATAATGTCTTTTGTGTATCTTCTGTAATACTAATGTTACCTTCCTTAATTGATCCCTCAAGTTCGGTCAACTTATTTAATCCCTTCTCGAGGACATGAGCCTTTTCTGTCAGTTTGGAAGATAATTCATCGTAAAATTCGGAGATCTTAACAGCCCCAGATTTCTTATTGAAGATTGCAGATAAGTCAAGTTTTCCATCTTTCAGATATCTGGATTCCAGATCCTTTGCTTTGGTGAGACAACTTCTAATTGTAGCTTCATCTCCAGCTTTTGCATTCACAACTGTTGTTTCTGCCAAATCAGCCCAGTTGTCAATATCATTTAACAACTGCTCAACACCCTTCATGTTAATCAAATTCTCAACAGTAATCTTGCTGTTGTTCATTGTAATAATGGGTGGGGAATTTTTACCAGCTTCGGGTGTTAACTTACCTTTTACTGCATTTTTCTTTGCTAACACAGCACGGATTGCTTCTGGAGAATCCTCGATTGCATCTGCTAATTTAGAAGTTAATGCGCGAATCATGGTATCACGACCAAGCTCATTAATCATCTTAGCACCTTCACTTGTGATGAAATCAATAGGATTTAATGGCAGACCTTCACCCTTTGCAATAGAAGCTGCTGCTGTTGCTACATAACCAATACCACCTGCAACAGCCATTTTTGGTAAATCACGACCACGTTTCTTGATCTTAGAGATTTCACGATTCACCTTAACTTCAATGCCTAATAACAACCCTTTGTATTGAATAAATGACTTTGCTTTGTGATAAATTGTTTGTACAAGATTCTTGACAACTAAGAATGGCCATGTAAGTAATTTATACAGAATACCACCCTTCTTCAAATCCTTACTTGTACGATGAATCACATTTCTGATGATACCAGGCTTGCCAACACCATGACGCATATCATTCAATTTCTTAGCACCCTTGACAAATGGTTTAGCCAAACCTTCTACTTGCTTACCTGTTCCACCGAAGAATCGTTCTTGGTAATATTCATCTTCTGTTTCATTTTCGTCAGAATCCATTTCCATAAATGCATCTTCGGACATTTCAAACCCACTCATTGCGTATTCCTTATAAATGGATTCAATCATAGACGTTAATGCTTGTCTTTCGGAATGTAATCGTTCTTCATCAATTTGATTAATCAAATACACAGCATATTCGTCGTGATAACCTGGCTTGTATGCATCACCCTCTGTTGTTTCAGTAGTCGGATCAACATCTTCATTTGTATAATCAATTGATTCAATTTTATTGCCAGATCCAGTTGTTGTAATATTAGAAGAACCCGCTGATGCTGACATTCGATTGGTTGCTTCAACGGATGCTTCATCTTCGAAATCAATATCATCTTCAGTAATTTTTGGAATCTTCTTTTTCTTTTTACGAGGTTTTGCTGATTCTTGATCGAAACCAACCTTAGAATCACCGCATTCTTTTTTAAATCCTGTTGTATTACAACCATCACCACATTCAGTATCAAATTCAGATGTTTGATCTTCCACACCAACTTCCGCTGCTTCTGTCATATCTTCGATCTTATCAGAAGCCTTTCTTGCGGCTTTCTTTAAATCACGCTTTACTTTCTTGCCAGCCTTGTCAACTTTTCCGTCTGATGTAAATGCGTCTTCCCATTCTTGCATGTTATCCATGATATCATGTGCTCTTTTGATATCGTGCTTTTGCACAGTATCAACAGCTCTCTTATAATGCCTAACTGGTAAATTCAATACACCCTTGATACCATCATCCTTGATGTCTTTCAGATCATCTTTAAAAACATCAATTGCATCACCGACATAATCCATTTGTCTTTTGAGAATTTTCTTACCTTGCTTGAATGGCTGTTTCACAGTTTCTTTTAAACCAGAACCAAATCCTTCTGTGGTAGTGTCAATATCTGTATCAACATCTTGAGATGCCATTGCATCATCACCATCCGAAAGATGATATTTGATTGGTCCACATTCATTATCTTTTCCTGCGAATGTGATATTGTTGGATCCAACATTCATGGACATTCTATTGGTTGCTTGAACAGCTGATTCCTCAACATCATCAATTTCTGTATCAATTGTAATATCCTTCTTGGGTTTCTTCTTTCTACGAGGTTTTGATGTTTCTTGAACAGAGCTAATGTCAGTATCACCACACTCTTCTTTAGTTCCAATATTTGCACCATCACCACATTCATCATTAAAAGAAACTTTCTTACTTCTCTTTTTCTTTCTCTTCGGCTTGATATCGATATCTTTGTTTTCAACATCATCAATATCTTCTTCTTGATAATATGATCCTTGCTGCTGTAGCATGATATCGGCTTTTAACTTATTCATTGTGATATCTCTCCTTTACTCAGGTTTATTTGTATCAGACTGAACATATGTCTCTAAGAATTCTTCATATTTCTTATCGACAATCTTAATGTAGTTGATACTGGTCTTTTTCATTTCAACAGCCATTCGTGCATCTTTTAAATATTCAATTTCTCGAGAATGTTCCATACGTGGATGTGTGTTATCACTTTCCTTGATTTCAACTTCCAATGATAATGACGGAATAAAAAAATCAGGAATGTAAAGATGGGTCGACCCATCTTTCCACTTGTACCAATAATTGTTTGGAGATGGAGCGATGACATCATCCGGACTCCAGTCCAAGCTTTTTAACTCATCTAAGAAATTGGATTCATATGAACCAATGACTCTGAATTTGTGCGTTGAATCCCAAACATAATCACGAGCTTGTGGATGGTTAAAGATCATCTTACGCTGCATATCTGCATCATTCAACAGATGTTCTTTTCCATAAACATTCACCATACGTTGTTTCATTTGGTGCACATATGCTTCTTTACATGCGGGATTTTCACACAACCTCTCATACTTCAATGTCTCTTTATTAAAGTGAACAAGGTTTTTCCGACACATCAAACACAATCTTCCAATTGGTTTATGAACCAACAATGAATATGCAAATTCTAATGGTTCATTTTCTTCCGGAATTTGATCATTATGTTTGTATGCGATGTGATGACAATATGCATGTTTGTCATCAAAGATTCTGTTACAAAAAAGACATCGTGTGTTGCGCATATGCAAATCACCACCCTTCTTC